TTTTGGTTGCGGGGGCAGGATTTGAACCTGCGGCCTTCAGGTTATGAGGCGGACCAAAAAGAGAACATCTGATCCTTAGATATCAACCACTTACGGCCCAACCCATTGATCTCGCTTGATTACCTTGCCGCTCTCAACCGCAACTGGCGGATGCGGCTGCTGCCCAAACCGTGAACGAGGTAGGTCGACAGGTTGACCTATTGTTGACCCGAAACCTCCGCCCACGGCCGAACTCGTCAAAATGCCAACCCCGCTGCACCGCCCCCGCAGGCAGGACACTTCCGCTGCCAGATGTCTGATCCATTCGCCCCATATCGATGACCGCAGCTTCCGCAACGCAAGACGTAGACAACTTGGTTGTGGTCGTTGCCCGGCAGATCGGTTGCCTGCACAACCTCCTGGCCGTTCTTGTTCACGTAGCCTGCCTTGGTCGTCTTGCCGCCACTACTGCCGCGTCCCACCTTCGCAGCAGGCTTGGCGGTGGGCTTGGCCTTTTTCGTTGGCGCCCAGGGGACTCCCAGTATCCAGCCCTCGACCTGTGCCACGGCCATTTCGGGCGGCGACAGCTCGGGCTTCATTGCCTTCAGAAGACCCCCGTCTGCAGCCGCGGTCGATAGCCAGGCCGCCACGCTGTAGGCATCGTGTTGATCCGGTGTGCGATCCTCAACCGGGTAACCCGCGCTCCAAAGTCGTGGGTAAACCTCGAGGACCACCGACTTTCCCACCGGCACGTCCCAGCCATCGAAGGGCCAGAAGTGAACTCGATCGCCCTGCGCACGTCGGATATGAAGTAGCCAAGGGATTCCAGCATGCGTGGACTTAGCCACGGACCCTTGGACGTCGAAGTGAAATACCGATTTGGCCCCGGGCGATCGCTCTTCCGTTATGCGGCGCCAGCGGCGGCTTCCCTCGCGCGCTGCGCCGTTCCCGGCCGTGCCGAAGCGCACGAAATCGACATAGGTATGATCGGCATCCGTCGGCCAGTGCCGCTGGAAATCATCGAGGAAAGCGGGCCAGTCTGGCAGGAGGCCATGGACCTCGAAGTAGCGGAGGGGAAACGAAAAGGCGTGATCGATGCCGACGACCGTCGGGATGTCCTCGGCAAGTCGTTCGACCAGCCATTCCGCGATCCCGCGCCGCGTCCAGTAGCGCTTCGGTGAGGGCGGCGGGGCAACCTCCTGAGGCACCTCGCCCACGTCGGCCATATAGACCCGCAACCCCTTCAAGCTCGAGTTGGCCGTCTCTGCGCCCGAGTAGTCGATGCCGATCGCCCGGGCGAAGACTGGTGCCTCGCCGGTCATGACGCACCATAGCTGAGTTCGATTAACGGCTTCGCCTTCTCCAGATCCTCGGCCTTCGAGAGCGTGATCTCGAGGTCGCCGGTTCCGAAGTGGCCAAGGTTGGAGACATCGCGGGTGAAGCCCGGCTCAAGCTGAACCGTCGACGGGTCAACCTTCACGAACATCAGAATCTTGCCGGTTGAGGGCCGAAACTCGACGCAGGCGAAGTTCTTGATCCGCTTAAAGGCGATGTAGAAGCGCAGGGTGGTTTCATGAACATCGTCACCCAGTGCCATCAAGTAGGCGCGCAAGGCTTCAAAACGGTCCAACAACCCGGGATCAAGTTCCTGCAGGACGGTGCCGATCGTCTTGTACTTATTGCCGCCCCCTGCCCCGCCATCCGGCACACTACCTTTGGTGTCGATGAACACACCCTTGGTCGAGGTCGCCGCAACAAGGTCAAGCATCAGAAGCTCCGGACCGAAGCGGCGGTAGCGGATCAGTTCGATGTTCCGCTGCATCTGCTTCACAGCGTGGTCGTCATACCGGTTGAAGTCGCCCGCGATGCAGATCAGCCGCGGCGCGGACCAGTCGACGCCGTCGGCGGCGGCCTTGCCCAGTTTCTCCATAACCAGCCACTGGAAATCCTTGCGGTGGTCCATCAGCCAGTCGAGGTAGAAGAGCCCCTGGTTGATGACATTCTCGTTGCTGGCCCGCTTGTATTCGAGGATCACCGGGCAGCCGTTCTCGTCTAGGCCCAGCGTGTCGATCCGGCCGCCATGGGTGGTCGTGTATTCCGTGGCCAGGAAGCGGACACCAAGCAGCGACTCAAGGTTCTTCTCGAATAGGACCTGCACGGATTTCTCGACCGTGTCGGTCGTTCCTGCTAGTTCGGTCACGGCGCCAGAGGCAATGCGGAACAGTTTGATATCACTCATCAAATTTCTCGCTTCTGACCAATTGCATAACCATCTCACCGATCCAGCACGATGTGCGTCGAAAACCCAGAATGCTGATCCACTTGAACTGGGTGGAAGGACCAGAAGTCGCGCAGCACCTCTGCATGGGGGTGCCCGTATGAATGGGCCGGGTCAGAGCTGAACACGCTAGTTCTTGGGACTGCGCGCACCGCAAGTCCGTCATACCAGTTCGCCCGCGCCCCATGGTGGGCAACTTGAAATACGGCCGTGCGCGTCACGCGCTTCGCATCGAGGTAATCTTCGAGATCATCCCATTTTTTGGCAGCGTTCAGCACCCCGTCGCCTGTAAGAAGGATTGCCCCTTTCGCGTTTTTAGCATGACGGTCCGATTGACAGGAAACCTGTCGGAACTGCAGGTAGTGCTTCTCCGAATAACGAACCTGACGCCAAGGCCCCACGGCGCCCCCGTAAAGCATCAAGCTGACATTGTTCATCACACTCCGCCCAAAAGTTGCCTCGTAGTGCTTCCTCAAGTCCTTCAGTGCTTGATCTCGTACATCGTCATCACCGGCGAGAAGGTCCTTGCGATAGCCCTCCACGATCGCTGCGAAGCCATGAGGATCGGCTGGCTGAGTTGCCGGATCATTATATGGAACAAATTCCCACAGACCTTGAAACACAGGCACCGATTGACCCGGCCTCAATGTCTTTACCCGAGACGGCCATCGCCCCCCTGAGACCTCCAACTCGTCCAAAGATGCTGGCTCTCCTGGTCCCTCGTCCTTCACCCTATCTTCAAATTCTTCTGGGAAAGTAAGCGGACCGGTAGGGTCAATCAGGAAAGGTGGCCCTCTGTCGTTTGACGGCATAACGAACACCACACGATCAAACCCATCGCCTGCGCTTTGCTCGAGATAGGCGACCGGATCGATGTAAAATAGCATCTCCACGTCGCCCGCAGTCATTCCTTGGTCAAAACCGATCACGAGGCGATACCAAAGCGGCGCCCAAGGAAGCATGACTGTGCTTGCGCCGACCTTCTTCAGGAGCTCCACTACTCCACTGATGTGGTCGTTGTGGAAATGGGACAGCGTCAGTAGATCGAGCCTCGCACCACCGCTGATTGCTCTGAGGCGATCAATCGCATTGCTGACCAGGTGCTTGCCAGAGCTCGTTCCGCAATCGTAAACCCAGCGATAGGAACCAGCCGCCATCCTTGGTGGTTGGCCAGGATTTCGAATGTTCCGGCGTCCGACTAGCGGCGGGGGCCAGAACTCCACGGACCCAGAAACGAAAAGGCCTTGGCCAACGGGGAAGAACCGATGAACCGCGCGAATGCTTGTCATGCGGCGGCCTCGGCTTGATCGCCTGGCGCCCCGCCCAGCGCCTCGTGCAACAGGGCTTCGAGGAGGCGGGAGCGGGTGGTGGTGGCGGTGGTGAGGCTGGCTTCCAGCTGATCGCAGAGCGTCATCAGGGCATCGACCTTGGCCACGATGCGGTGTTGTTCGGCGAGGGGCGGGAGGGGGAAGTTGATTGCAGACAGATCACCCTTATTGAACCCTGCTTGTGCCGACCTTGATGCACCAAGCAAAGGGCCCTGAAAGAACTCTGATTTCAACAACAAGTACGCAAATGGCGCAATGAAAGCATCCGCTGGCCAAATGAATTTGGCCATTGCAACGTTGTAGGCACCGTCCTCTGCCCAGAAGATTTTCCCTACCGAAGCACCATAACGCCCAATCAGGATCTCGCCCTTTTTGCACAAGCTCCGCGCAGTCGAAACTGGAATGTAAACGGGAACAGGGCGCTCACCCAAGTCGCGTATCTGGAATAGGCGAACATAGCCTTCTCTCGGCGTATCAACGAATTGGCTCTTAGGCGGTTGGTTTCCCCCCTCAATATCGCAGAATTTTCCAAAGTTGAGAGTATACCAGTTATCCGGGAGCAAAGGGTGTTGATCTTCACTTCGGTACTTTTGGACCACTGCTTCTGCTGCAGAATCTTGCCCGACCAGCTTTCCCCGCACGGCGAGGTTCAGGATGGTTTGGCGGAGGGTTTTGATCTGGTCGGGGCGGGTGGTGAGGGTGGGGAGGGTTTGCAGGGCAAAGCGGGCGTGGGTGGCGAAGTCTCTCGCATCCGTCTCGGGGGCGGTCAGGCGGGTAAGGGTCGCGGCGGTCAGCCGATCCCGCACCGCCTCTCGCCCCGCCCGCGCCGCCTCTAGCTGGTCACACAGCGCCATGAGTTCATCGACCTTCCGTTGGACCTCGGGGCAGATCAACGGAACCGGCACCTCAGCCACTCGGCCCACGCTCAGCGTGACGTTCGCGGTCCCCGTCATTCTTGAGACAAGCAGCTCTTCCTTGAACGCGGACAGGTACTCGAAAAGAAAGCGCGCAGACATCAACGCCGGGTCGTAAGGGAAAACTGCGACAAGGATGGTGCCCAGCGCGAACTTGCCCTCCTGATAGTGAAGCCGGTTGATGCTCGCATTCCCGTGGCCGGTAGATGACACCAAGGGGATGATCGCAGCCGCCCCTTCAAAGTCGAAGTGGTCGCAAGTCGACCGTTCGGCCGAGGTCACAACAAGCGGGTATTCACCTGGTTGTGCTTGCTGGATGCCTGTCAGTCCCTTTTCGATACGGGCCAGTTCACCCAGCGGGGCAAACCTTGCTGGATCAGTGAAATCTGCGGGAAGTTGCTCGGCAGTTACCTCTTCCATGCGCTTCGGCTTTGGAATTGCCCCCCGTTTTGCCAAAGCTGCCTTTACGCGGTTTACAGCATTAAGGACCTCGGACGGCGTCATCGAGGCTGCGCCGTTGTCAAGCTTGCCAGAGATCGCCAGCGCCACAGCAATCTTGCGCAGTTGCTGAATCCGGTCGGGATCGTCTCCGATCTTGGAGAACGCGGCCAAGAGTCGTTGCGCGTTCATTCTGCAAGCGCCTCGGTAAGGATCGCCTTCAACTGCTCACGGATCGCAGCAACTTCTGCTTCGGCGGCGTCCAGTTCGGCCAGCAAGATTTCGGGATCGTCGTGTTCTTCTTGAATGGCGTGGGGGTTCTTGACGTCTAGGTTATAGCCGCGCGCCTTGATCTCGGCGGCCGAGACCTTCCACACCTGGGGGCCTTCGACCCGCCCCTGCCGCCCTGCCCCGCCCCACCATGCGGCGCAGTCGGCCAGATGATCCAGCCGGATCGGCTTGGTCATCGAATATGCCTTCTGCCCCTCGGGCACGCGGTGTTCCCAATACCAGATGTCCTGCGTGGGCGTGCCCTTTTCAAAGAACAACAGGTTGGTGCCGATGGAGGCATAGGGTTTGAAGACCGAATTCGGCAGCCGCACGATGGTGTGCAGGTTGCACTCCTCCATCAGGTGTTCCTTGAGCCGGGTCTTGATGCCTTCGCCGAAGAGCGAGCCGTCGGGCAGCACCACGGCGGCGCGGCCACCGGGTTTCAGAAGGCGGATGATCAGGGCCAGGAACAGATCGGCGGTTTCGCGGGTGCGGAAGGTGGGGAAGTTGCCCTCGATCCCGTCCTCTTCCTTGCCGCCAAAGGGCGGGTTGGTCAGGACGATGTCAACGCGTTCATCCTTGGTCCAGCTGACCAGCGGGCGGGCAAGGGTGTTATCGTGGCGGACGAAGTTCGGCTCCTCCACCCCATTGAGCAGCATGTTGGTGACGCAAAGCATATGGGGCAGCGGTTTCTTTTCCACAGCGCGGAGGGAGGCCTGCATCAGCGCCTCATGCTCGGGCCGTTTGACGTAGGCGTCGCGCATGTGGCGCATGGCGCAGGTCAGAAAGCCGCCGGTGCCGCAGGCGGGGTCGAACAGGATCTCGCCGGGCTTGGGGTCAATCTGCTGGACCATGAAGGCGGTGACGGCGCGCGGGGTATAGTATTCGCCCGCGTTTCCGGCGTTTTGCAGGTCGTTCAGGATCTGCTCGTAGATGTCGCCGAAGTGCTGCCGTTCGGTCAGGTTGTTGAAATCCACCTCGTTGATCTTGTTGATCATCTGCCGCATCAGCTGGCCGGATTTCATGTAGTTGTAGGCGTCTTCGAACACGTCGCGGACAACCTTGGCGCGGGGGCCAGCAGCGGTGGGCAGGGATTTAAGCCGCGGGAAGAGGGTGAGGTTGACGAAGTCGAGCAGCGCCTCGCCGGTGATGCCTTCGGGATCAGCCGCCCAGGCGCGCCACTGCAGATCGGCCGGAATGGGCGACGTGTAGGCGTCCTTGGTCAGTTCCAGTTCCTGATCCTGATCGTCGATGATCTTGAGGAAGAACATCCAGCACAACTGGCTGATGCGCTGGGCGTCACCGTCGACGCCGGTGTCCTTGCGCATGATGTCCTGAATGGATTTTACGAGGGTGCGGACGCTCAAAGAAGGTCTCCTTCGATCTCAACTTTCAGATCGATCATTAGTTGTTCAAGAGGATCACGCTTGCCAGTCGGGTAGAGAGCCTTAAGGGACACTGGCGGAAACGCATCACTCTTCCAGAAGGTCTTGGGGTTGAATCGGAGCTTGGCCACGAGCCTTCGTCCAAAGTCCAATTCAGCGTGTTTATACTGGCCGAAAGGTGGCACATCACCAATTTCAGGATATTCTCCGAGAAGGTAACCTTCTTGGAAGTGTGGGCGCATCGCCGATGGTGGACACGCACTGGACAGGCGGACGATTTGCATCGAAGCCTCGGAGCTGGCCGTTACAGCGCCGCTGAGATTCGGAACCGCAAGAACGTAAACATACCCTTCGTCTGCCCCGTCGCTCGTAGCAAACGAAGCTGCAATCCTCAGTGACTGGGAAACATCCAGAAGGGGTGTCGGGCAAACGTCATAGTGCTGCAGGATCGACCATCTAAGAAGCCTGTATCTTGAGAGTCGATCGGCCCCAACAAGTTCCAAGTCTCGGTATCTTTCGACAAGAACCTCTTCTGCTTTCTTCAACTGCGAGAACCGATTCTGAAGGCTGTGCCGAGATGGAACTTTCATTGTAGAGATAGCACGAAAGATCGTTGGCTTTATTGTCGTCAGGCCAGAGGCATTCTTGTAATCTGACTTCTGCCCCCGAAACAATAGGACATGCTCGCGATTCAAGAACTGAAGCGACGCAATCTTTTGGGCCAGATCAACATAAGAACTCACAAAGTGACCCGAACTTCGCCTTATTGACTCGTTTGACACTGATCTGGGGTCACTTTCATCGTCCAGCAAACCCCAAATTGTCTGATTTCCAATGGTATCCATACGCTACCCTGCGATGTCATAGAGCGCGCCCTGAAGGTCACGGACGGCCTGTTCGAACCCGGGTTTTCCCCCAAATGCGCGGATGAGTTCAACTACGCTTCCCATCCCGCTGAAGGGGGCGATTTTCAGCACGCCGGGGTCATCGAGGTTCATCACCCCTTCATCGGCGTACTTGGCTAGAAGCGCTTCCAGAACGGCGCGCGCTTGGGGGCCGAACTTCGTGAAGACATCGCGCTTTATGACGTTCTCGGCCCGTTCCTTCCGGGTCAACGGTTTGGCGTCAAAGGCAATGTGGCAAATCAGGTCGAAGGGATCGAGATCACGGCCAAGCTCGGCCGCGATCATATCCAGCGGCAGTCCCTCGGCTTCCAGTTCCTCAATCACAGCCTCTTTGCGCTGTTCGCTGTTCCAGCGCTTCAGGAAGGCATCGAGGCTGGAAAACTGCTTCTGCAAGGCCTTTCGTGTGTAGTCGCGCAAGGACTCCGTGACCAGCTTGCCGCTTTCATCAAGGTATTCGACCCGTTCAGCAACGATCTGGGCCCCTACCCCGTCCACATAGACCTTGCGGATAGGATTGCCCGTCGGCCTAGCCCCAGCCACGGGACCCGCCGGATCGATCAGAACAGTCTCGTCAGTGCCGGGTTCAGGCGAAAGGGGCTCACCATCATCCCCCGTCTGGGGCGCGTCGTCCGGCGGGGTAATCGGATCATCCGGGCCGGGCTGATAGATTTGCACCGGCTCGCCGTCGAACTCCGGGTCAGCGAAATGGCTTGTCGAACCGCGGAAATCCATCACGGTGAAGTATAGCTTCTGGGTGTCTTCATGCACCCGGGTGCCGCGGCCTACGATCTGCTTGAACTCGGTCATCGACCCGACCTCGCGGTCAAGCACGATCAGGCGGCAGGTCTGAGCATCGACGCCGGTGGACAACAGGCGCGACGTGGTCACGATCACTGGATAGGCAGCTTCGGGATCAATGAAGTTGCCAAGCTGATCGAGGCCCTCCTTGTCATTCCCCGTGATCCGCATGACGTAGCGATGGTTCTGGGCCACGAGATCGGCGTTTTCATTGATCAGCGCCTGGCGCATGCGGGCGGCGTGTTCCTGATCGACACAAAAGACGATCGTCTTCGCCATCCGGTCGCCGCTTTGCTTCAGGAAGTCGGTGACCTTCTGGGCGACAAGCTTGGTGCGGTCGTCAAGCACCAGCGTGCGATCGAAGTCCTTGGTGTTGTAGATGCGATCTTCGACTTCTTCGCCGTCACGGTCCAGTTGGCCTTGAACCGGGCGATAACCCTGAACGTCGCGATCGATATGGACTTTGATAACCTTGTATGGGGCAAGGAAGCCATCGCGGATGCCTTGCTTCAGAGAATAGCTGTAAACCGGCGCCCCGAAGTAATCGATGTTCGAGGCATACTCGGTTTCCTTGGGCGTGGCAGTCAGGCCGATCTGAGTCGCTGCGGAAAAGTGATCCAGGATTTCGCGCCAGGCAGAGTCATCTGCGGCGCTGCCTCTGTGGCACTCGTCGATGACGATGAGATCGAAGAAGTCCGGCGAAAACTCCTTGTAAAGCTTCTGGCTTTCATCCGGGCCTGTGATCGCCTGATAAAGGCCCAGATAGATTTCATAGGACGTGTCGATCCGGCGTTTTTTGTCCATGGCCAGCGTCAGATCGGTGAGGGTGCCATCCGCCCGCTCAATCGTTTTCGATTGGGTCGAGAGCTTTGCCATAATGCCTGCGAATGGCCGAAAATCGTTGACCATCGTTTGATCGATCAGCACGTTCCGATCCGCCAGAAACAGGATGCGCTTCTTCTGGCCAGCCTTCCAAAGCCGCCAAATGATTTGGAAGGCCGTATAGGTTTTTCCGGTCCCTGTCGCCATCACCAACAGGACACGATCTTGTCCTTTGGCAATGGCTTCGATCGCCGCATTCACCGCGTTAACCTGATAATAGCGAGGAGACTTCCCGCTACCGTCGTCGAAGTAATCTTGCAATGTAACCGCAGCGGCTTCGTCGGATAGCCCTTTCCAAGCCCGGTAGCGCGCCCAAAGGTCAGCAGGTGAAGGGAATTCATCCAGCGCGAGCGTCGTTTCTGGCACTGGGCTCAGCCCCGTGCGGTCATGAAACACGAAACCGTCACCGTTCGATGAGAATACAAACGGAATTCCCAAGGTCTCAGCATACTCAAGCCCTTGTTGCATACCCGCGGCAACTGGCAGGGAGTTTTCCTTGGCTTCAATGATCGCGATCGGAATATTCGGCTTTACCGACAGAATGTAATCGGCGCGCTTTCCCTTTCCGCGGCTTACCAGTTTGCCCCGAACAATAATGCGCCCCTTGGTAAAGCTGACCTCTTCTCGGATTTGCGTGACTTCATCCCAGCCAGCCTTGCGCAGCGCGGGCGTGATAAACTTGGTACAAATGTCACGCTCACTGAGCGATCGCTTTTCCATGCGGTCCTGTCCTCGCAGCGCGACGCACCGTTACAGCGGTAAATCGGATAAGTGCCTTGATACACTAGCATAAGCGGAATTCAGACCGCGCGGCAACGCTCAAAGGCGTCGCCAGTCGCGTTATGGTGGTATGTTTCCCGTGCTCTGACAGTGGCGCCCCTTACTCCCCCACCACGCGCAACCTCGGCTTCAGCATCTCGCCGACGGCGTTGACCCCGGCCCGGAGGGGCGCGTCGATCAGGTGGGCGTAGCGCTGGGTGGTGCCGATCTGAGTGTGGCCGAGGAGACGGCCGATCATTTCCAGCGATGCTCCGCCGGAGACCAGCAGCGAGGCGAAGGTGTGCCGCAGGTCGTGGATGCGGACGTCGGGGATCTGCGCGACCTTCTGCATCTTCGGCCAGAAGCGTTTGGGATCGCCGACCGGCTGATCGGGCACGTCGCCGGGGAAGAGAAACGGGCAGCCCTTCGGCACGATTTCACGGCGCAAGCGGATCAACGCGACCGCCTCATGCGAGATCGGTACGCGGTGGATGCGGCGCTGCTTGGTGTAGGCGGCCTGCTTGGTCCAGATCGCGAGGTCGAGGTTGAACTGGTCGAAGGTGGCGGTGCGGACCTCGCCCAGCCGGGCACCGGTCAGCATGCAGAGACGAATGATACTGGCCGCGCGCTGATCTTCATCGACGGCCAGGGCGTTGGCCAGGCGTTCGATCTCTTCGCAGGACAGGAACCGGTCGCGCGCAACCTCGGGGCGGCGGCGGAAGCCGAAGGCCGGGTTGTCGGTGCGCATCTTCCACAGCATGGCGAGATTGAACATCTTGCGCAGCATTTCCCCCGCCCGGTTGGCGCGCACCGGCGTCGGTTTGGGCGGGGCCAGTTTCTTTCGCCGCTTCTGGGTCGGTTTCTTCTTCGAGGGCCGGGCCCGCCCGGCCGCGATTTTGGTCAGCAGGCGATCGACGTCGGTGGGTGTGATGTCCGCCACCTTTCGGTTCTTCCATTCCGGCAAAACCAGCTTTTCCAGCATGCTCTTCTGGTCCGATGCGTTGGTCGGGGCGAGCTTCGGCAGGTGTTCTTCGATGAAGCGCTCCGCCAGTTCCTTGACCGTTGGCGCCCCGCGGGCGGCCTTGCGGGAATCTAGCGGGTCTTCCCCGCGATCGATTTCGCGGATCAGGCGCTTGGCTTCATCCCGGGCGGCGGTGACCGACCATGTCGGCCAGACCCCGATGGTGAAGCGCTTCTGCTGGCCCGCGATGCGGTAGATCAGCACGAAGCCCTTCCGCCCGGTCGTGTAGACGCAGAGCCCAAAGCCCGGGGTATCCTCATCGAAGAGGACGTACTTGCGGCTGCCGATTTCCGCAGCCTTTACAACGCGTTCTGAGAGTTTTGCCTTCATGCGACGCTCCTTTCACCCGCAGTCAGCGACGACCCGCGGCGCGGAGCAATGTCTCATTCGGGCCAAACCGGCCAGAGGCGGAAACCGGCGGAAAGGTCCGGGGGATTACGCCGGTCAAGGCGGCGCTGGGCGGTGTGGGGGCTATTCGGGGCGAAGCCTGCCCCAGAAGCCTCTGATCTTCTTGCGGATCGTCGACTCGTCAGGGGCGTCCCCGTTGACCGACTTGCTCAGGAACCAGTTGAACATCTCGTCAATCAGGTCTTTCTGCTTTGCAGGCAGGCCGTCCTCCTGAACCCGGCAGATGATCTCACAGTAGAACCCGTCCCAATCGTAGCGGGATTGCGCGCCCGGGCCAGACACGACCTTCCGCACCAGGTTGTTTTCGTCTTCGAACCTTTCCACCTCGGCCGCGGTGATCAGCACATCCGGCGCCATGACGCGGATGCCCTCCTTGGGCTCCTCGATCCGCTTCCAGCCGCAGTTCGCAGGTCGCGCCTGACGGATGAAGACAAACTCCTCGAGTAGGCCATAGCCCCGGAACAAGGGGCGCACAGCACCACCCTCGATCACGCCGATCCGCGCCTCGCTGCCATCGTCAAACCGGACATTCGGCAGGGCGATGACGAGGTCGATCTTCTCGGCCATCGCCAGTTCGACGATCTCGGTCTGACTGCACTCCCAGCGGAAGGATGTCTCGAGAACTGAATAGAAATTCCGGGCGACAAACGCCATTACCTGCCCCCCGTTACCGCCCTCCTTTCTCCAGCCCCTGAACGCACAGGGGCCGTGCACCTCGCCCTTCCGGGCGCGGCGACGTTTCGGCGAATCTGTTGTGAACTGCTCCCCTTCAGATTGTCATAAACCTGTCGCCAATCAAGCCGGTTGCAGCACGCCTTTTGCGGGTTGAACCACGGTTGAACGGGAGCGGCGTAATTCCCTTTTCCTTTCCGCCGGTTTCCGCCTCTTCGCCGGTCCCTGCCCCGTGCTTGCCTCTCCTGGCCGATGACCGGCCCCCGATCCCCGGGGCGGCGGCGCGAGGAGAAACTTATGGATACCAATCCCTTGAAGGATGCGGGCGCCGATCCGGCGCTGCTCGATGGCTGGCTCGACCGGGCGGAACTGGCCCGGCAATTGGCCCTGTCGGTCGACACGTTGCAGCGCTGGGAAACCCGGCGCGTGGGGCCGCCCTGCGTGCGGGTTGGCCGCAAAGTGCTCTACCGCAAGGAGGCCGTCCGCGACTGGCTGAAAGAGCAGGAAGCCCGCAAGACCGGCCAGCACAAGGCCGTGGCCGGGCGGCGCTGAAATGGGGGCGCCGATGACCAAAATCACCCCTGAAGGCCGCTTTCCCGTCTCTGCCCTGATCGCCGAGGCCCAGCGCGAACTTGACCTCCGGCGCCAGTTCTACTGGGCGCGGGTTCGGGCCGGGAAGATGCGCCAGGACGACGCGCACCTGCGGATCGCGCTGATGGAGGCGATCGTCAAACGCCTCATGGTGACGGCCGCGCTATGAGCCATCGTGCCACCAACTGGGCGATCCAGCAGCGCGGGTTGGCGCCTGCGACCAAGCTCGTCCTCTGGCATCTCTGCGACCGGCACAACCCGGATTACGGGTGCTTCCCGTCGCAGGACCAGTTGGCGGCCGATGCCGAAATCTCTCGTGCCAGCCTCAACACCCACCTCGACAAGCTGGAACAGGCCGGGCTGATCCGCCGCGAACGGCGCCACTCCGAGGGCACCCACCGGCGGCAATCAACCCGGTACTTCCTGGCCTTCGAACCGGAGTTTTCGGCACAGGCGGAACTGCCGCTGGCGGCCGAAAATCGGCCCGACCCATGTCCAGAATCCAGACATGGAAATGGGCAAAAGCCATGTCCAGATTTCGCGAAAAGCCATGTCCAGAATCTGGACACTAACCTTGTAAGTAAAGAACCAGTAATTACTACCGCGCGTGACGCGGGCGCGACGCGCGAGGCCCGGGCCGAGGTTTGCGCTGACGACGAGAGCCCCAATCTGGACGCGGCAGAGGCCGCCTGCCTTGCCGCCTGCGGCGAAGGCATGGCACCGGCGGCGCGGGCGGCGATCACCGCTACCACGGCCACGATCGGCGCCTGGCTGAAAGCGGGCTACGACCTCGAACTGGACGTGCTGCCGGTGATCACCGAACGGACGGACAAGCCCCGAGGCAGTCCGATCCGGACGAGGGAATACTTCAGCCAGGCGATCGCGGCGCGTCATGCCCGACGGATCGCGCAGGCGGCACGGCCGAAAGTTGCTGGTGAAGCTGGCGCTGCCCCTGCCGTTGCGACCGGCGGCCCTGCCGTGGCGCCCAGCACCCAGGGCGGCATTCCCGAACACCTGCTGCGCCTTGCCGCCTGGATCAACTCCGGCAGCTACGTGCCACCCAGCGCCGTCACGAACACCCAGCGCGATGCGCTGCTGCGGGCGGGCCTTGTCACCGAGGCCACCCTGCGCGCCCACCAAATCTACTAGCCCTGCCCCCTGACCCGAAGGAGCCACCATTGCGCCTGACGCCCCGCGAGATCGAGGATCGCCTCGAGGAAGCCGCCTACACCCTGCGGAACCTGCCCGAGAAAGACCGCCCCCGCGGCTATGGCAGCTCCTGGCCGCCGGTGGAGCATGATGCCCGCCACGCCTACGGCTACACGCCCGAGCGCCCGATGCGGGTGATCCCCAGCGCCGCTGCCATCAGCCGGATGGAGGAATGCTTTGACTGGCTGCTCCTCCTCGACCCCGAGGACGCCCGGATTGTCTGGCTCCGGGCCGAGGGTGCCCGCTGGCGGCAGGTCTGCGTTCGCGCTGGTGTGGTGCGATCGACCGCCTGGCGGCGCTGGGTGGCCGCCCTTCTGACCATCTCGAAGAAGCTGGAAAAGCTCGATAAATCAAAGGGCAAAGGCAAGGGCGCAAAACCCCTTACCGCAATCACCCGCACAACCCCGCGCGAAAGCGGCGCGGACACCGAGGACAACCGGCCCGATCCGTCGAACTTCGGGCGCGACACTTTCCCGGGTTTTGACGCATAAAAGAGGCAAGATGGCGAAGGGTGCAGGCGATGGATCGCTTCACTCGACGCCATCACCCCTGCTCCCGCCGCCGCTCCCGGCAGGCCCCCCGCGTTAGGTTCTCCCGGAAGGGAGGCGTATGCGGGGGGCCTAGGCGCATCTAACCGCTAGTGACAGAACAAAAATCTGGGTCCGCGCGCTTCGGGTGCGCGCTTTGGGTGCGCGGGTGCGCACCTGAGGCCGCACCTCGCCGCCGCCCTCTTCGAAAGGCCCTTCCCCGTGCTTCAGATCGAGATGCTGCCGGTTGACCGGCTGGTCCCCTACATCCGCAACGCCCGGACCCACAGCGAGGATCAGATCGCCCAGATCGCGGCCTCGATCGCCGAATTCGGCTTCACCAACCCGATCCTGATCGGCGAGGACGAGGTGATCATCGCAGGCCACGGCCGCCTGATGGCCGCGAAGGCACTGGGCCTGACCGAAGTTCCGGTGATCGTGCTGGACCATCTGACCGAAGCCCAGCGCCGGGCGCTGGTGATCGCCGACAACCGCATCGCCGAAAACGCCGGGTGGGACGACGACCTGCTGCGGTCGGAACTGGCGGCGCTGCGTGAGGCGGATTTCGATCTGGACCTGATCGGCTTCGACGAGACCGAACTCGACGAGATCATGGCCGGGTTCGAGGGCTTCGGAATCGGCGGCGGTGAAGGAGACCCCCAGGGCGAAACCTCCACTGGCGGCGCGGCGGCACCGGCCCCCTCGGCAAACCTCGCCGAACGCTTCGGCATCCCGCCATTCTCGGTCTTCGAGGCCCGCAAGGGCTGGTGGCAGGACCGCAAGCGCGCCTGGCTGGATCTGGGTATCCGCTCCGAACTCGGCCGTGGGGCTGCCCCCGGCGGCGCACCTCGCCCCCTCGATCGCGGCTGGTCGGGCGAGAAATCCTTCCCCGCCGTCCCCGGCATGGGCAGGGCCGATCCAGCGCCGATCCACAAGGACATCGACCACTATCGCCACAAGGAAGGCAAGCGCACCCGGAAAGAGGCCGCCCATGGCTAAGGGCCCCGCCCGCACCTTCGGCCAAGACCTGATGCGTGGCGAGCATGTGGTCGGCGCAGGGCAACCTGCCCCGCAGAATGGAGGGGTGCTCATGCCATCCCACACCTCGGGTGACCCTTCCTTCTATGCCAAGAAGCGCGCCAAGGAGGCCGAGCTTGGCCGGGAACTGACCACCGAAGAATTCCTGGCCGATCACTACGCCGCATCAGACGCGCCCACGGCCTCGGGTACGTCGATCTTCGATCCCGTCCTTTGCGAAATCGCCTATCGCTGGTTCTGCCCGCCGGGCGGCACGGTGCTGGACCCCTTCGCGGGCGGTTCCGTCCGCGGCATTGTCGCCGCCCGCCTTGGCCGCCCCTACGTCGGGATCGAACTCCGCGCCGAACAGGTGGCCGCGAACCAGGCGCAGGCCGATCTGGCGGGCGGCCCGGCCCCGCGCTGGATCGCCGGGGATTCCCGCGATCTCGCCCGGCTGGCCGCTGGCATCGAGGCCGATCTGGTGTTCAGCTGCCCGCCCTACTGGAACCTCGAACGCTACTCCGATGACCCCTCGGACCTTTCCACCATGCCCCTGGCCGACTTCCTGAAGGCCCAGGGCGAGATCATCGCCCAGGCCGTCGCCCGCCTTCGGCCGAACCGCTTCGCCGTCTGGGTGATCGGCGATGTCCGCGATGCCGACGGGTTCTTCGTCAACCTGCCCGGCCTGACGGTCGAAGCTTTCGAGGCCGCAGGCGCCCGCTTCTACAACGACGCGATCCTCGTTACGGCCGTGGGCTCGTTGCCGATCCGCGTGGGCCGCCAGTTCACCGCCGCCCGCAAGCTCGGCCGAACCCACCAGAATGTTCTGGTGTTCTGCAAGGGCGATCCCCGCAAAGCGACGGAGGTCTGCGGGCCAGTCGAGTTCGGCGACATCGAAGGGCCGGACACCGACGACGAAGCCGACCCGGAGGACGACCAATGACCGCCCCGATCCTCGAGATGCACCACGGCATTGCCGTTCTCCGCGACGACCTCTTCCCCGGCGGCACCAAGGCGCGCTTCATCGCGCACGTCTTTGACGGGGTGCAGGAGGCGGTCTATGCCAGCCCGCCCGAAGGTGGAGCCCAGACCGCAATCGCCACCGTTGCCCGGCGCCTTGGCAAACGGGCGACGATCTTCGTCGCCGCCCGCACCCGGCCGCATCCCCGCACGCTAGAGGCCGCCCGCCTGGGCGCCAAGGTTGTGCCGATCAGCCCCGGCTATCTGTCAGTCGTACAATCCCGCGCCCGGGAATACTGCCGCAACACCGGTGCCAGCCTGATCCCCTTCGGCGCCGAAATCCCCGCCGCGGTCGAGGCGATCGCCGCCGCCGCCCGTCTGGCTGGTTTCGATCCCGAAGAGGTTTGGTGCGCCGCCGGGTCAGGCGTCCTCGCCCGCGGCCTCGCCGCCGCCTGGCCGAAAGCCCGCCGCCACGTCGTCCAGATCGGCCGTGACCTCACCCCGCGCGAAGTGGCCGGGGCCACGATCCACGTCCATCCCCGCAAGTTCAGTGATCGCGCCGCGCAGGCCGCGCCCTTCCCGGCAGATCCGCATTACGACGCTAAGGCTTGGGAGCTGTGCCTGGCGAAGCGCGGGCCAGGGCGGGTGCTGTTTTGGAACGTTGCGCCGCTTTCCAGTCCTTGACGCCAACCATGTTCGCCGGTTTCCTAAATCGGAAGCCATTGTTGGAGTTGCTTTGAAAGAATGAATACGCAGCAGACTGAGCTTATGGAGGCCGCCCGCTCACTTCAGGACAGCCTTGCCACTATCGATTTGATGAGCAGACCGAGTTCCTCCAGTGGAATAGAGTTCCTGGTCAAGAAACTCGAACCACTGCAAATTCGTATGGACGGCGACCGCAACCATGGTCGAGCACATGTGCACATTAATTACCTGAAGCAATACCATGTCGCATCATATGCCATCGACGATGGGACCCGATTAGCCGGTAACCTGAGTTCAAAGTACGATCGTGTGATCAAGACATGGATTGCCGACAATCGAAAAGTCCTGCTGGAACTTTGGCATAAGGTTCAATCAGGCGAGAGTCCGGAAGGATTGGCCCTCAAGTTGAAGTAGTGGCGCGTCGTGCTTTACTTTGCCTGAGGGCAAGGTTGCTTCAAAGCAAGTCCGCCAACCCGACCACCTCAAACGCCGCCTTCAGCGCCGGATGGAGGCCGGGGTCGATCCGGGCTGGGCCGTAGCCGTGATCTCGGTTCCAGCGATCGATCTCGCGTAGGGCGGTGGCGAACTCTTCGTTGGTGTCGCAGACGGTGCGGGTAACATCGCCCTCGGCGAAGTTGAGGATAGTGCGCTCGGCGGGTGAGGCCCATGTGCCGAACCACGAGGCGTCTTGGGCGGTATCAACCTGCGCCCATCCTCGGGCGCAGGTGCAAAGGTCGAAATCATAGCGATAGCGGTCGCCCGGTTCAAAGCTGCGGTTGATCTTCATGCCTTGCCCTCCCGGGCCTCGATGGCCAGCACGGCGAGGTCGCGATAGCGGGCCAGCGCCTTCGGGCTGGACGAGACCGGGTTGATCGGCACTGCGCGCAGGCCGGTGGCGTCGGCCTTCCCGGCCAATTCGATAAGCGCGGCCAGCTTGGCCCGGAAGCGGGCGTGGGTCGGGGCGGAGAAGTCGGGCGGCGGGGGCAGTTCGCCTTGCCGGGCCTTGGCCTCTATGTCGGCATCCCGGCGGCGACGCTGTGCGCTAGGCGCGGCGGCCTGTTCTGAATTGGTTTCGGTCGCTTCGACGATCGGCGTAGCCGCGGCGGCGGGCTCGGTTTCGGAAGTCGGGGCTTTCTCGTTGGCCGGTTCCGGCGCGGCCGGGGGCGGCGGCGCCGCTTCGCAGGCGTCGATTTCGGCCACCAGTCGCGCCTCGGCGGTCTCAAAGCCCGGGGCGGTCAAGATTGCCTTGATGGTTTTCGGCGCCCGTTCGGCACCGATCCTGGCGGCCAACAGGCGTTCGAACCGTTCGGCGGCCGCGGCCACGCTGGCGCTGCGCCCCAAGGGCGCATCGCTTAAGCGCTGGGCGAGGCGGTTGATCTGGACGGCGGATAGGTTGGTAAACATCGAGGCCTCCTTCAGGCGTTCTTGATGTGGGCCGAGCGGCCTTCGGCGGTGACCGCGTAGATCATGGTGCGGCTGTCGCCGAAGGTGGCGGCGAAGGCCTCGGCCTGATCGATCCGGTCGAAGCGGGCGCGGATGCGTGACGCGGGTTTGGACCCGCGGCAGGCGATGAAATGGTCGGCGGCGGCGAGGCAATTGGCCTCGTGACCGGTGATGGCGTGGGTCTTGGCGGGCATCGGAAACCTCCGTTTCAAGGTGTCGCAGACATTGCCGAGACCGACCGAAGAGCAAGTCCAAATCACTGACTTAATTGGAGAATGTCGCAAGATGGGGCTGTCGCGGCGCGCCTACGCCGCCTTGCGCGGGGTGCATGAAAGTGCCGTGCGAAAGGCCATCGCCACGGGGCGGATCACGACGGAGGCCGACGGCACGATCGATGCCACCAAGGCCGATGCGATGTGGGACGCTTCGACCGATCCGGCCAAGCAACGCGGCGCCCACGCCCGGGATCTGGGCCGCGGCACGGCGGCGGCGACCCGGGCAGTCGCGGGCACCAAAGCGGTGCCGCGACAAGCCTTCGCAGCCGTGGCGGAAACCTTGACCGAAGCCGGGGCAGACCCGGGGGCGGCCACGGGTGATGGCGGCGAGGTGTCCTTCGTTAAGGCGCGGATGGCGAACGAGGTGCTGAAGGCGCAGACCGCCCGGGTGCGGTTGCAGAAGATGAAGGGCGAGGTCGTCGATCGCGCCCGCGCCACGGCGATGGTCTTCGATCTGGCCAGGCGGGAGCGGGATGCCTGGCTGAACTGGCCACCCCGCGTGGCGGCCGACATCGCCGCCGAACTCGGGGCCGAGCCCCATGCCGTGGAACAGGTGCTGATGCGCTACCTGCGCCGCCATCTGGCGGAGATGTCGGAGGTCAAAGTTGAACTTCGCTAGCTTCGAAGGGGCCGAGGATATCGCCATCGCCTGGGCGCGGGGTCTGGCGCCTGATCCTGCCCAGACCGTGGCCGAATGGGCCGACCGGCACCGCATCCTGTCCTCGCGGGCGGCGTCCGAGGCCGGTCCCTACCGGACGTCACGCACGCCTTACCTCAAGGCGATCATGGAGGCCCTGTCGCCGAACAACCCGGCCCAACGGGTCGTGTTCATGAAATCCGCCCAAGTTGGGGCGACCGAGGCCGGGAATAACTGGATCGGCTTCTGCATCCATCGTGCGCCGGGGCCGATCCTGGCGGTGCAGCCAACGACCGATCTGGCCAAGCGCCTCAGCCAGCAGCGGATTGAGCCCCTGATTGAGGAAAGCCCTGATCTGCGGGCGCTGGTCCTGCCTGCCCGGTCGCGTGATGCCGGGAACACAGTGCTGGCTAAGCGCTTCCCCGGCGGCCAGTTGGTGCTGACCGGCGCAAACTCGGCCGTCGGCCTGCGGTCCATGCCCGCGCGCTGGCTCTTTCTGGACGAGGTCGATGCCTATCCGGGCGACCTTGAGGGCGAAGGCGATCCGGTGGCGCTGGCCGAGGCCCGCACCGACAGCTTCGGCCACCGCAAGAAAATCTTCCTGGCCTCGACGCCCACGATCAAGGGGCTCAGCCGGATCGAGCGGGAGTTCGAATTGACCGACCAGCGCCGCTATCACGTCCCCTGCCCGCATTGCGGCGGGCTGCAATGGCTGAAGTTCGAAAGGCTGCGCTGGGAGAAGGGGCGGCCAGAGACTGCCGCCTATCTCTGCGAGCATTGCGAGGCGCCGATCCCGGAACGGCACAAGACGTGGATGATGGACGAGGAAAACGGGGCAGACTGGCTGCCGACGGCCGCTCCCGAAGTTAAGGCCTCGGCCGTGACGGCGGGCGTGGTCGGCTTCCACATCTCGGGGCTCTATTCGCCGCTGGGATGGTTGTCCTGGGAGGAGATCGCCCGGCGCTGGGATCAGGCCCAAGGCAATGACTCTGCGCTGAAAACCGTGAAGAACACCGTCCTCGGCGAAACCTGGGCGGAACGCGGCGAGGCGCCGGATTGGCAGCGGCTTTATGAGCGGCGCGAGGATTGGCAGTTGGGCCGGGCGCCCGTGGGCGTACTGATCCTGACGGCCGGGATCGACGTCCAGCGCGACCGGATCGAGATCGACGTCTGGGGCTGGGGGCGGAACCTGCGCTCCTGGCTGGTCGATCACGTTGTCCTCGAAGGCGACACTGCCCGGGCCGAAGTTTGGGCAGATCTCAACGAATTCCTCGGCATGACATGGGAACACGCCTCCGGCGCCCGAATGGCGCTGGCGCGGGTGGCGATCGACTCGGGCGATGGCGCCACGACCGACGCGGTCTATGCCTGGGTGCGCCAGGCGGGCCACGGGCAGGTGATCGCGATCAAGGGCGTGGCTGGCTTTGACCGATCGACGCCGGTCGATGGCCCCACCTATGTCGAAACCACCGAAGGCGGCCGGAAGCTGCGCCGCGGGGTCCGGCTTTGGAAAGTGGCCGGGGCCGTGTTCAAGGCTGAGACCTATCGCTTCCTCCGCCTGGCAGCACCTACCGACGAGGAACGGGCGACGGGCGCCGACTGGCCCGCGGGCTTCGTCCATATCCCGAAGGGCACGACGGCCGAATGGGTGAAGCAGCTGACCTCGGAACAGCTGGTCACCCGCAAGACCCGCACCGGCTATCAGAAGCTGGAATGGGAACAGACCCGCGAACGCAACGAGGCACTCGATTGTCGGGTCTACGCCCGCGCCGCCGCCTGGCTGATGGGGATCGATCGCTGGGACAACGCGCGCTGGGAAGCGCTGGAAGAACAGATCGGGCCCGCCCGCCCCGCCACCACCCCGGCCGGTCAGCCTGACCGGCCACAACCGCAATCTGCCCCGAAGCGCCCAACCGGCTGGCTCGGGCCCCGACGTGGAAAATGGCTCTGATGTCCTTCTCGCAAGCCGAACTCGATGCCCTGCGCCGGGCCTATGCCGCGGGCGCCTTGGTGGTGGAATACGATGGGCGCCGCCTGACCTATGGCAATGCTGCCGATCTTCTGGCCCGCATCCGCTTTATCGAAGGGCAGATGGCCACCAGTTCCGGCGGGTCGCGCCCTGTCGCGGGCAAGGCCAGCTTCAGCCGGGGCCGCATATGAAACCCACCCCGCCCGATGTGCCTTGGGGCGTGATCGACCGGATCGTGGCCACCGTCGCGCCCCGCACGGCCGCACGGCGCTATGCCGCCCGGGTGGCGATCGCCAATCTGCGGCGGGGCTATGACGCAGCCGCCCGCGGGCGCGGCACGGATGGCTGGCGCGCGGGGTCAACGGCCGCTGATGCTGAAATCGCCGTTGCGGGCGGCGCCCTGCGCGACCGGATGCGCGATCTAGTCCGCAATGACCCCCTCGCGGCTAAGGCAGTGCAGGTTCTGGTCTCGAATATCGTCGGCACTGGCATTCGGCCTCGGGCCGCGGCGGCCGATCCCGCGCTGAACAAACTGGCCGACGACCTTTGGAAGCGCTGGGCGCCGCGGGCCGATGCGGACGGGCACACCGACTTCCACGGCCTCACTGCCCTGGCCGTGCGCGAGATGATCGAAGGCGGCGAGGTGTTTGCGCTCCGCCGTCGCCGCCGGGCCAGTGACCACCTGGCCGCCCCTGTGCAGATCCAGCTTAACGAGGCCGATCACCTTGACGGGGCCAAGTTCGACAACCGGCCGGATGGCGGCCGGATCGTCCAGGGGATCGAATACGACGCGCTGGGCCGCCGCCGGGGCTACTGGATGTTCCCCGATCACCCGGGCGATGCCATGCCGGTCTTTGGCCGCCGGTTTGAATCGCTCCGAGTTGGCGCAGAAGGCGTCGCTCATCTCTTCGAACGCCAGCGCGTCCAGAACCGCGGCGTGCCTTGGGGCGTGCCTGCGATGCGGGCCCTGCGCGAGTTGGGTGACTGGCAAACAGCGGAACTGGTGCGGAAGAAAATCGAGGCCTCGATGGTGGGCTTCGTCTTCGGCGCCGACGAGGATCAGCAATCCATGGCGCCGGTGGTGCAGGATGCCGATGGCAACCGCATCGAGCAGTTCGAACCCGGCCTGATCGGCTATGTCCGCAACGGCAAGGACATCAAGTTCAACACGCCCGCCTCGACCTCGGGCATCTACGAATGGAACCGGGTGCAGCAGCACATCATCTCGGCAGGGTTCCGCGTGCCCTACGAGCTGATGACCGGCGATCTCAGTCAGGTGAACTTCGCCTCCTCACGTGTCGGCCTGCACGAATTCCGCCGGATGGTCGAGGCCGTGCAATGGCAGGTCGTGATCCCGATGTTCTGCCAGCGCATCTGGGCTTGGGTAATGGAGGCCGCCTGGACCGCCGGTGCCCTGCCCCAGCCCGAGATCGCCGTCGAATGGGCCCCGCCCCGGTTCGAAAGCGTGAACCCGCTGCAGGACGTGACCGCCGATCTGCTGGAGGTCCGTGCGGGCTTCTCCACCCCTGCCCAGCAGATCGCCCGGCGCGGTTATGACCCGCGCGAGGTGGTCGAGGAATGGCAGAAATACGCCGCCCTCTTCGATCAGCTGGGCCTGATTTTCGATGCCGATCCGCGCCGCGTCAGCCGCGCAGGTCTGGCGCAAGCCGTGGACGCAGGCGGTAGCAGCCCGCCCCCCGACGAAAGGTAATCACCATGCCCCCAGAGACCCGAAACCTCCCGCTGATCACGCGGGAGGCCTCTCTGCGGCTTGTCCGTGGCGAGGGCGACGACATGACCATCGACGTGATCTGGACGACCGGCGCAACCGTTCAGCGGCGGCGTTATGAGGGCTGGGATGATGTCGTCGAATATGACGAGGAACTGGTCGTCACGCCCGGCGCGGTGCGGATGGACCGCCTGAACGCAGGCGCCCCGTTTCTGGATTCGCACCGATCCTGGGGGCTGGAGTCCGTGGTAGGCGCCGTCTTGCCGGGCACGGCCCGGATCGAGGGCGGCCAGGGCTTTGCCCGGGTGCGGCTGACCTCGGCGCCGGATGCCGCGCCGATCGTCCAGCGGATCATGGATGGCACGGTCTCGGCCGTCTCCGTCGGCTACCGCGTCCACCGGTACGGCATCACCAAAGCCCAAGGGCAGCGCGAGCTTTGGCGTGCTGTTGACTGGGAGCCGATGGAAATCTCCGCCGTCGCGATGCCCGCCGATCCCGGGGCGCATATCCGCGGTGCCGATCCCCGCCCCGAAACCCTCACCCCCTGCCTCCTCACCCGGGCCGATGCGCCCGCCCTTTCCCCGAACCAGACGAGGACCACCATGCCCGAGACCCAGATCCCCGAAACTGACGCCCCCGCGGAGACCCGCGCCGCGCCAATCACGCCGCCCGCGGCCGAGCCCAGCCCTGATGCCATTCGCACGGAGGCGAACCGTTCCGCGGCCGAGGTGCTGGCGCTTTGCGAACGCCACGCGCTGGGCGCGGGCTTCGCCGCCGATCTGATCCGCCGCGGCCTGTCGCTCGATGCCGCCCGCGCCGCGATCCTCGACAAGCTAGCCGAGGCCGATGCGCCCGCCGCACGGGGTTCGGAGCCTGTGGCCGCTACCGCCCGCGGCACCGGCGCGGCCGACGCCGCCTATCGCGAGGCCATGTCCGAGGCGCTTCTTCACCGTCACAACCCGGGCCGGGCCCAGTTGACCGACCGCGCCCGCGAATTCCGCGGCCTGACCCTTCTCGAACTGGCCCGCCACGCCCTCGATCGGCGCGGCATCGCCACGCGCGGCCTGTCGAAGATGGAACTCGCCACGGAGGCCCTGATCGGCCGTTCAGGCCTGCATTCGACCAGCGACTTCCCCCTGATCCTGGCCAATGTCGCCAACAAGACCCTGCGCGCGGCCTATGACACCACGCCCCGCACCTTCACCGCCTGGGCGCGGCAGGCCGTGATCACCGACTTCAAGCCGGTCGCCCGCAACCAGCTCGGCGGCGCGCCCGACCTGCTCCGCGTGCCGGAATCGGGCGAGTTCACCTATGGCACGATCGGCGAAAGCCGTGAGGTCTATGCGCTGGTGACCTATGGCCGGATTGTGGGCATCACCCGGCAGACGCTGATCAACGACGATCTCGACGCCTTCACCCGCATCCCCTCGGCCTTCGGCGCTGCCGCGGCCGATCTGGAAAGCGACCTCGTCTATTCGATCTTCTCGACCAATCCCAACATGGCCGACGGCAACCCGCTCTTTCACGCCTCCCACGCCAACCTCGGCACCGCGGGCGCCATCTCGGAAACGACCCTCGCCGAGGCCTATCGTCTCTTCGGCAACCAGCGCGGGCTGGAAGGCCGCCAAATCAGCGTCCTGCCGCGCTACATCATCACCCCGCCGGGCGTGCGGTCGGTGGAGGCGCGGAAGAACGTCACCGCCACCACCCCGAATGCAGTGGCCGGGGTCAATGCCTTCGCCAATCGCCTCGAACCGATCGAAGAGGCCCGCCTGATCCCCGCCGCCGGGCCGGACCCCTGGTTCCTCGCTGCCGATCCGTCGCGGATCGACACGATCGAGTTCGCCTATCTCGAGGGCCAGCAGGGCGTCTACACCGAGACCCGTTCCGGCTTCGAGGTCGACGGGATCGAGATCAAGGCCCGCCACGACTTCGCCGCCAAGGCCATCGACTGGCGCGGCCTCTTCCGCAACGCGGGCGTCTGAACCCCATCTCTGAAGGAGAACCCCAATGAAGAACTTCATCGCCAATGGCGAAACCATCAACATCACCGCCGCGGCCGTGATCGCCTCCGGCCAGGGCGTGCTGGTCGGCAGCATCTTCGGCGTGGCCGAGGGTGCGGCGGCGATCGGCGAAACGGCCGTCATCCGGCTAGTGGGCGTGTTCTCACTGCCCAAAGCCCCCTCGCAGGCCTGGACGGTCGGTCAGACGATCTACTGGGATGCGGCGGCTAGCCGGACGACCAACGTCCTGACCGGCAACACCCGGATCGGCATCGCCACACAGGCGGTCGCTGGCGGTGCGGGCGATACCACCGGGATCGTGCGCCTGAACGGGGGCGCGACCTGAAATGTCGGCCTTCGCCAACGCCACGGCCGCCCTCTTCCGCGATCCGAACCTCGCGCAGGATGCGATATGGCGATCCGGTGGGGCTGACGCACCGGTCGCCGTCCGCGTCATGCTGCGGCGACCGGATGCGGTGATGAGCTTCGGCGAGGGCCGGTTCGTCACCGACAGCGTGATGATCGATGTCGAGTGTGCCGCGCTGGGCGCCCTTGCCCCGGGCGACACGTTCGAGATCGGCGGCGTGATCTATGAGGTTCGGGGCGAACCCCTGCGCGACGCCATGCGCCATGTCTGGAAGGCGGAGGCGCGGGAAGTATGAAGATCAGCGCCAGCATCGACGGCGATCTGGCCGCAATCGCCACCGAGATCCTGCAAGAGGCCGAAGCCGCCGTCACCCGCGGCGTCTTTGCCGCTGGGCGGGGCCTGCGCGACGACTGGCGGGGGCAGGTTCGGGCATCGGGGCTTGGATCGCGCCTCGCCAACTCCGTGCGTCAGGCCGACTTTCCGCGATCGGGGACATCCCTTCGCGCCGCCAGCCTCGTCTGGACCAAGGCGCCCGACATTCTGCACGCCTTCGACGGCGGCGTTCTGATCCGCGGCAAGGATGGACTCTGGCTCGCTATCCCCCTTCCCGCCGCAGGCCTCACCGGCCTCGGCCGCCAGCGCATCACGCCCTGGCGCTGGGAACAACGCACCGGCATGCGACTGCGCTTCGTCTATCGCAGGAATGGGCCAAGCCTGCTGGTTGCCGACGATGCGCGGGTGAACAGCCGCGGGCTTGCCGCAGCCAAGGGTGGTCGACGGCGGCGCGATGGCATCCTGACCGGCGCGCAGACGGTGCCGGTGTTCCTCCTGCTGCGGCAGGTGAAGATGCCGAAGAAGCTGGACCTTGATGGGTTGGCTCGGGATGCCACGGCGCGGCTGCCTGGGGCGATCTTGGGGGCGTGGGGTGCTTGAAGCTACAGGAACTTACTGTGCATAGCGCTGCCAATCACCGACAAGCACGCCTGAAGTTTAATATCTCGGTGTGGAGGTTTGCCTCCCGATTATACATGTCGACAGGATCAAACCTAGTGGCGTCAAATTTACTCCCAAGAATACGAAAAGGGGTCCCATCACGATCAAAAATGAAGGGCGTCATAAGTGAATCATCATCTAGATGTCTATAATCCAACGCGGGGTCTGCATTCGATCGCCTCCAGTTCAGCCAATCGGCTCCAAGCTCCCTCAAGTACTTCTGCCGCCCGGCCATCTCCACATCCTGACAGAACTCTCTATCCTCTTTTAGCCTATTGGCAGCATAGCCAAGGATCTCGTCATAGGATGGTAGGTTGCTGGCTGCCAAGGCTGCATTAAGCCACTCAATGGGACTGTTCGATTTCGAAATGCCTGGCGCATTCATACAAATACACTTGAATGCAAACGGCCGACTTTCTCCACGCACGAACGCGCCAACCCGTCGCCCCCATGCCTCCAACCCACCCGGGACTTTCATCCTGCGAAAGTGCGAGGGGACCAGATTTAGGCAAACCAGTGCTACCAGTGCACCTAAATGATAGGCGCCCACTGCGTTCTTGATGCCTGTATAGTGCGCAAGCAGATGGACAGGTGCAGAGTAAAGTGTGAGCTCCGGCGTATAGAGTCTGTCCCCATACTCTCTTGTGATAAATACGTTCTCCACCATTCTTTCATCGTTCGGAAGTGCCCCAATGGTGAGATACTGCGTAGAGAGTTCGGACCAGGTGGCGGTTGTCTCTAGCAAGGCAGCAACGCTAATCGGCTGTCGGACAATTTGCTCTTCTGAGATTCGATCAGCAAATCGTACGAAAATGATTGGCTTTGCCTCGTCGGCCCGACCACTTGTGTTAAACTCAACGCCAGAGGAGAATGCAATCCTCCAAGGGTCGTTTAACGAATGCGGTCGAGCATCAGACCTAACTGTCCGATAGTAGTCAGAGAAGGACAGCTTTCTATCTAAATCGTGTAAGTCAATAAACCGGTGAAAGTCAGCTTCAGCTCCTGGGATTTTCGTTCTTGGAAGCACATCATATGCTCGATACACAGCTTTGAGATAATCATTGCCCCATATCGTTCCGACCGTGTCTGCCCAATGGGTAATCTCGTGATAAATCGTTGAAATATCATGCCGCAACCTGGAAAAATCCTTGGCTCGAAATGCGCCCTCAATTTCGTCTGCACTCGCCTCATTAAGAAATACTAGTTGTGACTTTGGGTTAAAATAGGCCACGCTCTTTGTGTTCGGAAACGCCAACTTTCATCTCTCCATCTCGGGCCGAAGGCTGACCAAATGTGACCCAGCGCTTCAGCTTGTCAATCGGCTGGCTTGCGCGGAATGGCTAACATTGGGGCATTCCGCGTAGCGACAGCTTGAATCAGGAACCTGATCCATGCCCACGCAATCCACGGCCGAGCGCCTGCTCGCGTCGCTCCATATCCTATTGTCCGGCACGATGCCGCCCGGCACGAAGGTCCTGCGCAATGCGATCCTGCCCGAGAAGGTGCCTGCCGCCGGGGTGGTGATCCTGCGCGATGGTGATCCGGGGCCGCCGGAGGTGTGGCTATCGCCACCCGGATACTACTACGAACACCGGGCCGAGATCGAAGTGGTGGTCGATGGCACCCCGGCTGCACGGGATGCTGCCTTCGATGCTCTACGCCTGGCGATCGGCACGGCGCTGGCCACCGACCGGACACTGGGCGGCCTCTGCGACTACATCACGCCTGAAGCGCCCGAACCGGTGCTGCTGACGATCGACGGCAATGAGGGTCTGAAGGCGGCGGTGATTCCGGTGATCCTCGCCTACGCCACGACCGACCCGCTTCTCTGATCCGATCCCACCCCCGAAAGGACTGACCCATGGCCCGCCAGCCCGGCGCGCGGACTCAAGTCGCGTTCGCCTTCGAATCCGTTTACGGCACGCCGCCCGCCAGCGGCTATCGCCGGATGCCCTTTGCCACGACGACCCTCGGCTCCGAACAGGGGCTCCTGTCGCCTGAACTCCTTGGCTACGGCCGCGATCCGCAGGCGCCGATCCGCGATGCGGTGAATGTCGACGGCGATGTCGTCATTCCGATGGACGCCGAGAACCTCGGTTTCTGGCTGAAGGCGATCTTCGGCCAACCGGTGACGACCGGCACCACGCCCCGAACGCACACCTTTCAATCCGGCGGCTTCACCCTGCCCAGCATGGCGATCGAGACCCAGATGCCCGATGTGCCACGGTTTGCCATGTATTCCGGCCTCGTCGCGGACCGCATCCAGTGGCAATCGCAGCGCTCGGGGCTGTTGACGGCCACCGTCGGCCTGATCGGCCGGGGCGAGACGGTTGCAGCCACGACGGCCGCCGGTGTGCTGACGGACGCAACGCTTCCCTTGCAGCGCTTCGGCAATTTTCAGGGGTCGATCACGCGGAACGGGGCGGCGCTGGGCAATATCGTGTCGGCGCAGGTGTCCTATGCCAACAACCTCGACCGGATCGACACCATCCGCAACGATGGGCTTCTCGAGGGGCTGGACCCGTCCATGGCGGCCCTCACCGGATCGATCGAGGCGCGCTTCGCCGATCTCACGCTGGTGAACCAGGCAATCGCCGGTGACCCCTGCGAACTTGTCTTTGCCTGGAGCCTGGGCGCAAACGCCTCCCTCACCTTCACCGTGCACGCCGCCTATCTCCCGCGGCCCCGCATCCCGATCAACGGGCCCCAGGGCGTGCAGGCCACCTTCGAATGGCAGGCAGCCCGGGCCACGTCGCCCGCCCGCATGTGCACCGCCGTCCTTGTCAACACGACCACCAGCTATTGAGGAGCCCTCCCATGATCCGCCTGAACCTCTCGCCCGAACCCGCCTGGCTCGACCTCGGCGGCGGGGTGCGCCTGCGTCTGGCGCCTCTGACCTCCGCACTGATCGGTGCCGCCCGCAGCGACAGCCAAGTCGCCAGCCTCCCAGAAGATGCCCCTGCCGATCAGGTGGCCGTCGCCTTGGCCAAAGCGATCGGGGCGTTGGCGATCCTCGATTGGGAGGGCGTCGGCAATGCCGAAGGCTATCCGGTGCCGCCCACGCCCGAGGCGGTTGCCGCGCTTCTCGACCTCTTCCCGCTCTTTCAGCGCTTCCAGACCGACTATGTCGCCAAGGGCCTGATCCTGGCCGATGAGGGAAACGCCTCCGCGCCCTTGCCGAATGGCACTTCGGCGGGGGCGAAGGCTATTGCGCCGGATGCGTAAAGCCTTGCCCGGCCTGCCCCGCTGATCTGCACCGCCCTCGCACCTTCGAGGCCTGGCAGGTCTGGGAACTCGCCCAGTCCCTGCGCGGCCAGTTCCGCGCCATCCCCGGCGGGGTGGTGGGCTGGGACATGACCGCCGCTTTGGCCATGGCCGAGGCGTTGGGCCTGAACCGGCTGATCGCGGCCGAGCTCCTGCCGCTGATCGAACCCTTCGCCGTCCGCGGCATCAACGCCCAAGTGAGAGCCCAAAACCATGACGAGACTGGATCATGACCGGCCGATCTGAACGCCGGGTCTCGGTGCGCCTTGTCGCGACCGGCGGGCAGGCGCTGAAGGCCGAACTGGTCGGCATCGGCCAAGAAGGCGCACGGGCGCTGACGCTGATCGAGGCAGCGGGGCCCCGTGCGGCGGCCGGGTTGAACGCGGCCGGGGTTTCAGCAGGCGAGGCCATGCGCCAGATGCAGGACCTCGCAGACCGTGCCGCCCGGGCGGCATCAGCCTTGCGCCAGGCTGGCGCCGTATCGGGCTCGGTCATGAACACCGTCAACCGATCGACCGGCGTCTCTGGCGGCATGGCGCGCGATGCGGCCGATGTGGCGGCCTATGGCCGGGCGCTCGATGACCTGCGGGCAAAGCACAACCCGCTTTTTGCTGTGGTACGCGACTACCGGAGCACCTTGACCGAGATCCGGCAAGCGCACCGGGTCGGGGCGATTTCCGCGGAGGAGATGACGGCCGCGATTGCCCGCGAGCGGCAGGCGACGCTGGCCAGCATCGCTGCGATCAAGGGGCGCACCACCGCGCTGGGCGGGATGAGCACGGCCACGCGCAGCGCCAGCCACCGCATGGCGAACCTGTCCTTCCAGCTTCAGGATATCGGCGTGTCGCTGGCGGGCGGCATGAATCCCTTCATGGTCATGGCCCAGCAGGGCAGCCAGATTTCTCAGATTTACGGGTTCGGGAACGGCGGGGTCGGAGCGCTTTTCCGCGATCTGGGCGGCATGGCGCGCACCCTCGGCCAAGGCATCTTGCAAGTCGCCGGGCGCTTCCCGCTGGTGACGGCCGCCGTGGCGCTGGGCTCGGCCGCGATTGCGGGGATGCGCAACGAGATCAACGAGACCACCGGCGCGCAGGTGAGTTTCACGGACGTGGCGCGGGCGGCCTGGCAGGTCTTCGCAGAGAACGTCTACCAGATCGGCAAGCCGGTCTTCGACACGATCCGGGGCTGGTGGGACAATGCCGTCGCCTGGGCCGATTGGGCCTGGGAGCGGATCGTCGACGGCGTCATCTGGATGGGCGACCTCGTCATCAACGCCTTCAAGGTCGCAGCCGCAGGTGCGACCTATGCCTTCCAAGGCGTGCCGGATGCGGTCGGGGCCCTGGCAGTCGGTGCTGCCAATGCCGTGATCGATGCCGTCAACTGGATGATCGAGAAGGCGCTGGCCGGGATCAACGCCCTGGCCGAGGCGGCGAACGCAGCCCTAGAAGCCGTCGGCCTTGATCCCGCCTTGTCCACATTGGACCCGGCGACGTTTCGGATCGATAGCGTGGCGAACCCCTATGCCGCCCGGGATGCCGAACGTCGCGCAGCGCTGGCCGCCCAAATCCGCGGCATCGTCACGGGCTCGCCGCTGTCGGAATACTTCAACGACGTCCGAGATCGGGCGCTGCAAATCTCGATCACGCCCGACGATCCGGCGACCGGGGGCGCGGGCGGCGGCGGGGGCCCGTTGCAAACGGCCGAGGAAGTGGCTGCCGCAGCCGATGTCGCGGCGACCGGCTGGGCGGCGGTCAGCGAAGCGCTCTCCACCTACGCCGCCGAGGCCGCGAACTGGGGCGGCAGTGTCGGCGAAGCGATAACCTCGGCTTTCCGCGCTGGGGAAGAGGCCGTCGCCGAGTTCGTTCGGACGGGAAAGCTGGATTTCAGCAGTTTGGCGACCTCGATCATCGCCGATCTCGCCAAGATCGCCTTCCGCCGCTTCGTCTTCGGCCCCCTCGCCTCAGCGCTGGGCGGCGCGCTGGGCGGCATCGGCGGCGGATCGGTTTCGGCCGGGGTCTATCATTCCGGCGGCCGGGTGCCGGGGCCTTCCAGCATGATGATCCCCGCCGCCGCCCTCGCCGCCGCCCCGCGTTTCCACAATGGCGGCGGCATGGGCCTCGGCTCCGACGAATACGCCGCCGTCCTTCTGCGCGGCGAACGTGTCCTGAACCGTGCGGAGACCCGCGCCTGGGAAGGCGGGGCGGGCACCACCGTCAACATCTTTGCCCGCGATGCCGAGAGCTTCCGCGCCTCCCGCGCGCAAGTCGCCTCCGACATCGCCCGAGCCGTGGCCTATGGCCGAAGGAGCAGCTGAATGGCGTTTCACGAGATCAGATTTCCGGACGGGATCAGCCGCGGCGCGAAGGGCGGGCCGGAACGGCGCACCCGGATTGTCGAACTGGCATCCGGCGACGAGGAGAGGAACGCCTCCTGGGCGAACTCGCGGCGGCGCTACGATGTCTCCTATGGCGTGCGCCGGGCCGACGATCTGGCGGCCGTTGTCGCCTTCTTCGAGGCCCGCAATGGCCGCCTGCACGCGTTTCGGTTCAAGGATTGGTCGGACTACAAATCCTGCCTGCCCTCGGCCGCGCCCGCGCCCACCGACCAGATCATCGGCACCGGCAACGGCAGCACGACGGTGTTTCAGCTGGTGAAGACCTATACCTCCGGCGCGCAATCCTGGGCGCGAACGATCCTTAAGCCCGTGGCGGGCAGTGTCACCGTTTCGCTGAACGGGGTCGCGCAGGGTTCGGGCTGGTCGGTCAACACGACGACCGGGATCATCACCTTCACCGTGGCCCCCACCACCGGCGCGGTGATCCGCGCCGGGTTCGAATTTGACGTGCCGGTGCGCTTCGACACCGACGAGTTGCCGGTCACGCTCGACATCGAACGTACCGGCTCCATCCCCTCCATTCCGCTGATCGAGGTGCGCCGATGACCCCGCCCAAGGACCGCAACTCGATGGGCTTCGTCGCCTACGTTTCACTTGCCCTCGCCCTTTCGGCCCAAGGCGGCGCGGCAATCTGGTGGGCGGGGATCATCAACACCCGCGTCGCGATGATCGAACGGCAGCTCGACGATCTGGCCATGATCCGCCCCGAGCAAATCCGCGATGTGGCCGAGGCCCTGCGCGCGATCGCCGTGATCGAGGAACGCATGATCCGCCTCGACGAGAACATCGCTCGCATCGGCGCCGCCGTCGGCCGCCTCGAACAACAGGACCGCAATCCATGAAGACCCTGCCCGCAGGTTTCCAGGCGCATCTGGATGAAGGCACGACCACTCTTGCTTGGTGCTGGCGCCTTCAGAGGCGCGATGGCGCCGTCTTCGGCTTCACCGATCATGACCGGGTGCTGGCCTTCGCGGGGACCAATTTCGAGCCCGAGACGGGTTTCGCGGCCAGCGAGATCAGAAGCCTGGGCGATCTGTCGGTCGACGCCCAGGACGTGCAAGGCGCGCTGCGGTCAGACCGCATCACCGAGACCGATATCGCCGACGGGCTTTGGGACAATGCAGCGGTCGAGGTTTGGCTGGTGAACTGGCAGGCGGTCAGCCAGCGCGTCCTGATGCGCCGCGGCAGCATCGGCGAGATCAGGCGGGGGCGGCACGCCTTCACGGCCGAGGTTCGGGCTCTGGCGCATCTTCTGAACCAGCCTGTCGGCCGGACATTCCAGTATTTCTGCGACGCGACGCTGGGCGATGCCCGCTGCGGCGTGAACCTGACCGGCCCGGTCTATCGCGGCACAGGGTCCGTCATGGCCACGATCGGCGACCGGCGGTTTACCGTCGCGACAGGCCTTGGGGCCTTTGCTTCAGGCTGGTTCGATTTCGGGGTGGTGGAATGGACCTCCGGCGCCAATGCGGGGCGGCGGGCGGAGGTGGCCAGCCACACGCTGGCCAGCGGCACGGCCACGATTACCCTGATGGAAGCTCCGGTGCGCCCGATCGCACCGGGCGACGCCTTTGCGATCACCGCAGGCTGCGACAAGCGCCACGCCACCTGCCGCGACCGGTTCGGCAATGCGATCAACTTCCGCGGCTTCCCTTCAATCCCCGGCGACGATCTGGTCACCCGCTACCCGAACGAGACCGACGCCAACTCCGGCGCGCCGCTGCGCCCCCTCGCCGATGGCTAGAATGGGCAAACATCGCGCGCTTGGCGGTGGGGATGCGCCCTCGCAGGAGCCTGTCCGCGCCCCGGCCGATCCCGCCCGCGTGGTGACGATCGCGGAAAGCTGGCTCGGCACACCCTACCTGCATCAAGCCTCTGCCCGGGGTCTCGGAACCGATTGCCTTGGCCTCGCCCGCGGTATCTGGCGCAATCTGCATGGGGCGGAACCCGTCGCCCCGCCGCCCTACACCCGCGACTGGGGCGAGAGCAGCGGCCGGGAAGTGATGTGGGATGCTGCCCGGGCCTTCCTGATCGAGATCCCGGTGGGCGCGGCTGAACCTGGCGCCCTGATCCTGTTCCGCATGGTGGCAAACGGCCCAGCCAAGCACTGCGGCATCCTCGTGCCGGGGCCTGCCGACCAGCTGGCCCTCATCCACGCCCGCGAGACCACCGGCGTCACCCGCGAACCCTTCACCTTGCCATGGCGCCGTCGCGCCGTGGCGGCTTTCCTCTTTCCAGGCTGATCCCTATGGCAACCATGCTCCTCGCCGCTGCCGGTTCCGCGATCGGCAGCGCCTTCGGTGGTGCCTTTCTCGGTTTCAGCGCCGCCACGATCGGCGGCGCCATTGGGTCGTTCGCAGGCTCCGTCATCGACAGCCTGATCATCGGCTCGCTTGCCCCCGACCAGCGCATCGAAGGCGCGAAGCTGGACGATCTGCGCCTAACCTCGGCCACCGAGGGCGCCGTGATCCCGCGGCTTTACGGCACAATGCGGCTGGGCGGGAACATCATCTGGGCCACGGATTTCCGCGAGGAACAGTTCCGTCAGACCCAAGGCGGCGGCAAAGGCGGCGGGCCCAAGGTCGTAACCGAAGGCTATCGCTACTATGCCTCCTTCGCCGTGGCCCTTTGTGAGGGCCCGATCGGTGGCGTCTGCCGTATCTGGGCCGACGGCAAACCCTTCGATGTGCCGGGCGCCGTGATCCGGGTGCATCTCGGCTCTGAGGCCCAAATGCCCGATCCCTTCATCGAGGCAAAGGAAGGCGCTGGGCAGGCCCCGGCCTATCGCGGCGTGGCCTATGTTGTCTTCGAGGATCTGGCGCTCGAGAGTTTCGGCAACCGCCTGCCCCAGCTCTCCTTCGAGGTGATCCGGCCTTCCCCGGACCCGGGCGCCATGGAACGACTGGTGAAGGCAGTGAACCTGATCCCGTCGGCAGGCGAGTTCGTCTATGCGACCGAGACCGTCACCCGCACCACGGCGGCCCCGGGCCTTTGGGGCTCTTCAGGTGGCAATGGCACCTCCACCCCGGAGAACGAGAACAGCGTCGAGGGCTTGCCTGATCTGGTGGCATCGCTGAACCGGCTGGATGCCGCGCTACCGGAGTGCGAAGCCGTCTCCCTCGTCGTGTCCTGGTTCGGCACTGACCTGCGCGCCGGGTCCTGCCAGATCAAGCCGGGCGTCGAATCCACCACCAAGACCACCACCCCGATGATCTGGCGGGCAAATGGCGTGACCCGCGCCGCGGCGCACGTCGTTTCTTCGGTGGATGGCGGCCCAGCCTATGGCGGCACGCCCACTGATGCCGCCGTCGTGCAGGCCATTCAGGAACTGAAGGCCCGCGGCAAGCGCGTTACCTTCTACCCCTTCATCCTGATGGATATCCCCGCCACCAATACGCTGCCGAACCCCTATTCGCCAAACGGCACCGCGCCCGGCCAGCCGGTCTATCCCTGGCGCGGGCGGATCACCTGCGCCCCGGCCGCAGGGTTTGCCGGAACTGTCGACAAGACGGCGGCGGCAGGGACGCAGGTTGCTGCCTTCTTCGGCCCAGCCACCCCGGGGCAGTTCGCGGTATCGGGCACAACGGTGAGTTTCACGGGCAGCCCGAGCGATTGGGGTCTGCGCCGGATGATCCTGCACTATGCACACCTCTGCGCCGCGGCCGGGGGCGTCGATGCCTTCCTGATCGGCACCGAGATGCGTGGGCTGACGCAAATCCGCTCCGGCGCCTCGACCTATCCGGCCGTCACCGCCTTCGTGCAGCTGGCCGCCGAGGTCAGCGCCATCCTCGGGCCTGCCACCAAGGTCAGCTATGCCGCTGACTGGTCGGAATACTTCGGCCATCAGCCCGCCGACGGTTCGGGCGACGTGTTCTTCCACCTCGATCCGCTCTGGGCTTCACCGCACGTCGACTTCGTTGCGATCGACAATTACCTGCCGCTTTCAGATTGGCGCGATGGCGACAATCACCTCGATGCCCTGGCCGGGTGGCAAGGCCCGCAGCAGACCGCCTATCTGCAAGCCAACGTGGAGGGCGGCGAGGGCTACGACTGGTTCTATGCCTCCTCGGCAGACCGCCTGGCGCAAGTCCGCACCCCGATCACAGATGGCGCAGGCAAGCCTTGGGTATTCCGACCCAAGGATCTGCGGAACTGGTGGAGCCAGCCGCACATCAACCGACCCGGTGGCGCGGAAAGCGACGGGCCCACCGCCTGGGTGCCCGGATCAAAGCCGATCCGCTTCACCGAAGCCGGTGCGCCTTGCGTCGATCGCGGCACCAACCAGCCGAATGTCTTTGTCGATCCCAAATCCTCGGAATCCCTGCTGCCGCATTTCTCGCGCGGTTGGCCCGACGAGTTCATCCAGCGCCGCTATGCCGAAGCCCTGATCGGATATTGGGCGAACCCGGCCAACAACCCCGCCGCCAGCCTTTACTCCGGCCGGATGATCGAGGCCGCCGAGATTGCGCTCTGGACATGGGATGCACGCCCCTTCCCGGCCTTCCCCGCCCGCAGTGATGTCTGGTCCGATGCCGAGAACTGGCGGCTGGGGCATTGGCTCACCGGCCGCGCCGGGGCCACGGGCCTCGCCGAGCTCGTCGCTGAGCTTTGCGCCCGCGCTGGGCTGGCCCCAGCAGACCTTGATGTGATCGATCTCGCCGGGTCGGTGCCGGGCTTTGCGGTCAATGCGATCGAAAGCCCCCGCGCCTCGATCGAGACCCTTGCCCGGCTTTTCGGCTTCGACGCCTTCGAGGCCGAGGGCAAAATCCGCTTTCGCATGCGGGGGCAACGGCCGGTGGCCACGATCATCCTCGACAGCCTCGTCGCCGCCAGTCGCGAGGCCGAGGATCTGGAACTGACCCGGGCGCAGGAGACCGAACTGCCCCTCGCCCTCAAATGGCGCCTGATGGCCCGCGACGAGGAATTCGCAGGCATAACGGTCGAAGCCCGGCGGATCACCGTCGACACGGCACGGATTTCGGCGGAACAACTGCCGATCGCCTCGACCAGTGGCACCGCCGAACGCGGGGTACGTCGCGCCCTTTTCGAGGCTTGGGTCGGCCGCGAGAAGGCGAGCTTCACCCTGCCGCCATCGCGCTTGGCGCTGGACCCGGCCGATGTGATCCTGCTCGATCACGACAATCGCCTGATCGAATTCGCCCTGACCTCGATCACCGACGGCGCTGGGCGGCGGGTGGAAGCCCGCCGATCGGATCGGGCGATTTACGATCTGGCGCCGGGTGCTGATCGGGGCGCGACCTCCGGCGCGAAGGCGGTCTATGGCCCACCGCTTGTGGCGCTGGTGAACCTGCCACAGCTGTCGGAGGATTTCCCCGACTGGCAGCCTTATGCCGCGGCCCACGCCGCCCCTTGGTATGGCACGGCAGCGGTCTGGCGATCGGCCACGACAGACGGGTTCGCGGTCCTGACGACGATTTCGCGACCGGGCTGGTTCGGCACCCTGGCTTTTCCCTTCTATGCCGGGCCCACCAACCGCTTTGACCGCGGCAACGAGCTATGGATCGATATGATTGCAGGCCAGTTCGCCAGCGTCAGCGATACGGCCGTCTTCTCCGGCACGAACTGGGTCGCGATCGAAACCGCGCCTGATCTCTGGGAGATCGTTGGCTTTGCGACCGCCAGCTTGCAATCGCCTGGGCGCTGGCGCCTGACCCGATTGCTCCGCGGGCTACTTGGCACCGAGGACGCGATTGCTAACCCAGCCCCGGCCGGGGCGCGTGTCGTCGTGCTGGACGGCGGGGTCAAGCCCCTGCCGATCGGCAGCGCTGATTATGGCGCGGCCTGGAACTGGCGGATCGGGGCCTCAAGCAAACCAGCAGGCGACCCGGCGAACTTGGCGGTCAGTTTCGCGCCCACGGCCCGCGGCTTGCGCCCCTGGCGGCCTTGTCACGCCAAGCGGATTAACCTGCCCGGCGGCGATATCGCGCTTAGCTGGACCCGCCGCACCCGCGCCTTTACGGGCGATAACTGGGCCCTGACCGAAGTGCCGCTGGGCGAGGCGGCGGAGGGCTACGAGCTCGACATCCTGAATGGGGCGGTGGTGATGCGAACCGTTTCAGGTCTCAGCACCCCTGCCTTCACCTACATGGCCGCCATGCAAATTGCCGACTTCGGCGCCCCGGTTTCCGGCACCCTTTCTGTGCGCATCGCGCAAACCGGCGCGCTGGGCCGCGGCTCGATACTCGACATCACCCTTTGATCCCCCACCCAGATGTAAGGCGCCCCCATGGCCGACACCCCGAACATCCGCCTCACCTTCCTCGAGGCGAACCAGGCGCAGAAGCACATCACCGTCAACGAGGCCTTCCGCGCCCTCGATGCCCTCGTGCAACCTGCCGTCGAAAGCAACGGGCTGAACACTCCTCCCGGATCGCCAGTCGATGGCGCCCGCTATGTCGTGGGCCCCAGCCCCACGGGTGCTTGGGCAGGCCAAGCCTTCGCGATTGCCGCTTGGCAGGATGGCGCCTGGGCCTTCTATCCGCCCGCGGAAGGCTGGTCCGTCTGGGATCGCGCGACAGATGCCGCCCTGACCTTTCTTGGCGGCGCCTGGGTGCGGCAGGCGGCACTGCCCTTCCCGGACAACCTGTTTCGCCTCGCCGACGATGCCGATCCGACGCGGCTCGCGGCCTTCGATCTTTCAAGCCTGTCGACGGGCACGACTCGCACCTTCACCCTACCGAACCTGTCGGCCACGCTCGCCCATCTCGGCAATGCGGCGCAGACCTTTGTGGGGGCGACGACGTTCTCGAACGCGGCCGTGACGATCGGCACGGCAACGACGACGGCAACCTATGGCATCGGCACCGGCGGCACGACCAACGGCGTCACCAAGACCGTGAACCTCGGCACCGGCGGCGCGGCCGGGTCGACGACCGTCATCAACCTCGGGTCAACCACCGCCGGGGCGCTGGGCAGCACCATCATCAACACGCCCACCGTCACTTTTGCGGCCAGCGTCACGGCGATCGGCGCGGCCGCGGCGAACGTTACCGCGCTGGGGTTGGGCCTCGGCGGTGCCTCGCCCGATGCCACAAACCGGCTCAGCGTGAACGCGGCAGCGACGCTGCTGAACAATGCGGGCGGGTCGCATGAGACCACGATCAACAAGGCCGCGGCTGGGAATGATGCCAGCCTTGCCCTGAAGACCGGCTTCTCGGCACGGGCCCTGTTTGGGCTCTTGGGAACCGACGATGTGACGTTGAAGGTATCGCCCAACGGCTCGGCCTTCTTCGATGCCTTTGTGATTGATCGTGCGACAGGCCGGGCCGAGTTCCCTGCGCCGATCGTGATCCCCGGCCTTTCGGCCGTGCCCGCCTCGCCCCCGGCAGGCAAGCTTGCCCTCTACGGACGGCAGCGCGCGGGCGCGCCCTGGCTGGAGGTAGTCCGGCCCTCCGGGCGTGACTTCCCCTTGCAGCCCCATATGGGCCTGAACCGGATCGGGGCCTGGGCGCCGGTCTCGGCTACGACCATCGCCGCCCAAGGCATCGCCTTGACCAGCGTCGGCACGGTCAGCCACCCCGCTCTGGCGGCGGGATCGCTTCTGTCCAGTTCCCGGCGCTGGCGGGTCACCTCGGCCGCAGTGGTGGATTCCGTCTGTGATCAGCGCTCGGCCGTCACAACCTGCTGGCGGGGCAATGCCGCGGGCCTCGGAGGGTTCACTCTTGTCGCCCGGATCAGCCTGACAACCTTGCAGGCCACCGGAATGGGCTTCTTCGGGCTGTTGTCGTCAGTCGCCGCCCTCGCCGTGACCACAACCCTTTCCGCGTTGGTCGAGGCGATCGGCCTCGGCTTCCAGCGCGGCACGCACACGAACTGGCAGCTGGTCAGCAATGACGCCACGGGCGCGCCGACCCTCGTGGATCTCGGGGCTGGGTTTCCGGTCGTAACCGGTGGCCTGCTGACTTTGACGATCTGGTGCCCGGCCGCAGGCACTTCGATCTGGCTGCGCGCGGTGAACGAGCTGACCGGCGCCGTCTTCGAACAGGAAGTCGCGACGGACTTGCCTCAGGCCGCGACCTTCCTCGCCCCGCGCCTGTTCCTGAACAACGGCGCAACCGCCGCGGCCGTCGCCTTTGAATGCACCGGCCTCTACCTCGAGACCGACTTCTGACCCTGAAAGGAGCCTCCATGTCCGCCGCCGCATCCACCGCCTATGTCGCCGAACTGCGCCAGCAGATCGCGATCCTCTCCGAGCGCTGCGCCCTTCTCGCCGCCGAACTGGCCGCCGCCCGGGAGGCGCACCCCCCCCCACCGGACCCACCAGCTGCCAGTTGAACCCCGCCCAGACCACCCCGCGCCCCGCCCTTCCGGCGGGGTTTTTCTTTACCCGAAAGGACCAAACCCATGAACGACCAGATCGATGCGCTGAAGGCGCTGCAAATGGCGCTGGCGCGCCTCGGCTATTACACCGGTGCGATCGACGGCCTCTTCGGCCCGCGCACCGATGCCGCCCTTAAGGCCGTAGCGGCCGAGGGCGGTGCTATCCGCAACCTGAAGCCTCCGGCCGCAGCGCCGATTGGGCCCATGATCTTCCAGGGCAGCGCCCGCTATCCCGTCGACGAGATCGTCATCCACTGCGCTGCCACCCACCCCGACTGGATGCGGGGACAGCCTTTCACAGCGAAGCGCAAGGAGATCGACCGCTGGCACCGCGAAGAACGCGGCTGGCGCAAGATCGGCTACCACCATCTGATCGATCGCGACGGCGCCATCCTGCCAGGCCGCGCCGAGACCGAGATCGGCGCCGGGGTCGAAGGCCACAATCGCGGCGTGATCCACATCTGCCTGATCGGCGGCGCCGGTTCGGCCGCAACCGATCCCTTCGATCGGAACTTCACCAACGCCCAGGATCGGGCCCTGCGCGGCCTGATCGCGGCCATCCGCGCCGAGACCGCCATCACCCGCATCACCGGTCACAACGACCACGCCGCCAAAGCCTGCCCGGGCTTCGTCGTGCGCACCTGGATCAACCGCGCCTGAAACCACCCAAGGAGAGACCATCATGAACCTGATCAATCAGCCCACTCTTCGCCCCACCCGCAAGATGGCCGCAGTTGGCTGGACGAGCCTGCTCGGCCCGATCGTGGCCGCGATCATCGCGCCCTGGCTGCCGGGGCTGTCCGAGGCCTGTGGTGGGGAGGTGGGGGCGTCCCTCGTCGCGGGCGGGCTTGCGCTGGCGCAGGGGGCGGTGAACTTCGTGGCGGGGTATGTGGTTAGGGAGACCAAGCAGGTCTAATCAAGTCAGCCAAGCCTCGAAGCCCCAGAGATGGTGACTTCCTTGCAAATTCCTGCCCGAACTACCATGTTTCGGTTGCACTGCGCAGCGGCTGGGAGCGGTGCCTTCTTGAATTGTCAAGGAAAAGGAGTGACACCTGTCGCCGGAGATGGCACAAGAGCCACAATAGTGATTGGAAGAGCAGACCGATGGGTTGGAAGCCGATACATGAAGCGCACGCGATCGACCGTGTGCGCATCCTTGTGCAGTTCAACAGCCCTCTGACCGACAAGATTCTGACAAAGGCTGCTGCACCGGCGACTTCAAAATTCCAAGAACTTGGGTTTGAGCAACTTCTTCGTGCGGAAAGCACGATTCAAGGCTTCATGATCTCAGTGCAGCCCGGACCTATCGTCCCTGAGATTGCTCAGAACGGTTGGGTTTTGAAGAGAAGCTCCGCTGGGGTACTCACCGAAGAGGCCGGATTTCGTGATGGCGTCTTTGGTTACATGTCGACAGAATATGGTCGATGGGAAAACCTCGCCACTCGGTTTTGGGACGTTTTTGAATCGTCTCTATCGATCGCGCTAGATAGCGTCGACATCAGCAGCATAAAGCTCGAGTACTGGGATCGTTTTGTTTTCGACGGCCAACCTGCAAGCGCGAATCTTCGTGATCTTTTGGTAACGGTTGACCCGGTGATTCCCGAGAGTGCGGTTACCGGCGCTGCGCTTTGGCATTCGCACTCCGGATGGTTTGAGAATCATAACGAGAACGTAGTTCTCGTAAATCGCAACATAGACGTAATCGACGAACCATCTGCAGAAGGACCTCGGCGCCACTGTAACATTTTCACGCTTGTCGAGCTTAGAGCAGCGAAAGCGATCGATAACGTGCAGAATTGCAAGACCACCCTTGAGCATCTGCATCGTCGCAGTCTTGCTCTCTTCGGGTCGTCGCTTGCCGAGGCGCAAAGAAACAACATCGGCCTCAATCTCGCGGATTATCTTCAATGACAGCGACTGCAACCCGTCTGGTCGATCCCTGGAGAGCAATTGCATTCGGCGGCATGACCGGCCTAGCTGCTGTGTCGCCCGCTGCTGTTGATCTCTTGAACGACCACTCAATGAAGTGGCAAGAACGCGCAGGTCTTTGGGGTGACATGGGCACCTACAGACCTGCCCCTGTGAGCGTTGAGAGCCTTTTCGGTTCTTTCCAGCCAGCGCCTACCGTCGCAAGCAATGAGCCGGCAAAGGCGCTACTCACTGACGACTCTTTCGCAAAGGCGCGAGATGAGGTCTTGAAAGATCTCCGGACGCTTCGTATCCGCGCTTTGCCTCTTACTGCGGCCGAACACGCGGCGTCCGTTTCGGCTTCAATCGACGACGCGATTGTGGTGGCTCAGGCTTGGCCGAGTGAGTTGTCTGCTCCATGTGTTGAAGTCGACGACGATGGCAAAATCAGCTTAGAGGTTCTTAGCGAAGAAGGTTTGGCCGTGGGAGCGCTTGATTTCCTCGGTAAAGATCACGTCGCCGCCTTCTCTATCGTCAATGGAAGCACTATCGTTGCAGCTGGAAAGCTGAACACTGCCTCAACGACAGACGTTATCCAGTTTTTCCAAAAGTTTAATTTTCTAGCTGCGTAGGCTTTCGTGACAGAAGGCGAACGGAAAAGAGCGTATCTCGACTGGTGGAAAGAGAATGGTGACGTCGCTCATATGGCAACGTCCTTTCCGCAATGTGGATGTGAGTCGGCTGATGCCGCGCCTGGAGGTTTTGGGCCAATTAAGGACGAAGAGCGACTCCGCTATTTTGCAGTGTCGCGGTCGGATATCGACCTTAAGCGGTCTCCAAAGAAGTCGATAACGTCGAGCATCTTCAAGAGGTGTTTCAAGTCTGGCATGTCAACATGTCGACTTGGGTATGCTTCCCGAGCTGAATTGAACTTCAGCGCTCAACTCTTGTATGAACACCAGCTTCATGAGCACGCCGAGTTTGGCGGCGTTCTCGGGGTTGTCGACTTCACTGCCGCCGCCGTCAGAAGACCACAGGAAAGTCTCGAACAGGTTTGCTGCATAGTCGACACACCGCTGGAAGATCGAAACGCCCACGCTGATGTCGTGAGCAGCAAGATCGTCGACGAGCCCGAAGCTCAGACAAGTCTCCGGCTCTTGCTATTCAACGCCATTGGAGGCGTTAACGCATTTTGCCCAGTTGCTGAGGTAACCGACTGCGACTTGCTAGCTTTTAGACCAGCAGCTCTTGCTTCCTGAACCGACATCTATGCCGATCTCGGTGATCACCTCAGAGGCGAGACATTCCTTTTAGGGATTTACCACCCTCAAGCCGATTGAGCGGGCTCTTCTGCGGTTTTCGCGCGTTGCTGATCCTGCGTGGCCACTATCCCACTGTTTTCGCACGCGGAATCCGTCCGTTTGTTGACCTATTGTTGACCCGCGTGGGAGAACGCAAAAAGCCGCCCGAGAGGGCGGCTCTTAAGCTGTTGATCTAGCGTGGATATTTTGGTTGCGGGGGCAGGATTTGAACCTGCGGCCTTCAGGTTATGAG